ACATGGGTGATGTTGACTTCAGCAACACAGGTATTCCAGGACAGATGGACCTAATGATTGGGGTGGGTGTTGATGAGGTGAGCAGGCGGCATGATAGTGTAACATTATCTGTATGTAAGAATAAGATTAATGGGCAATACTATCACATGACAACCAATGTAGATAAGGCAACATCGAGGATTGTGTTATGAATATAGAGGACGTGGAGAAGGAGGATGTATGATTCTTCCTGAGCACGTAGCTAAGCCAGATTCTAACATCTATCTTAGTGACGACTACATTGTTATTGACGTAGAAACTACCAACCTAGACAAAGGAGATCCAACCAACCCAAACAACAAGCTGTTAAAGGTACAATATAAATTACCTGGGCATGACACAGTTGTTATGGATTGGGGTGTGTTTGATGTGCCAGCTAGTTTTCTTGCAGGACTAGAGAATGCTCCATTCCTTGTTGGCCACAACATTAAGTTTGATCTTGGTTGGCTAGCTAAAGCAGGACTAGATCTAAGCAAGGTGGTGGTGTGGGATACTATGCTTGGTGAGTATATGATAGCTGGCAATGTGCGAGTGCCCCTTAGCATGGATGCTACGCTAGATAGGTATGGCTTTGCTCTTAAAGACAACTTCATTAGCACGTCAATCAAAGCTGGCATATGTCCTTCTGTACTGCCCGATAGTTTGCTGACTAAGTATGCATACAATGACGTAGAAAAACTTGTGCCGTTGTTTATTAAGCAGCGTGGTGAGATTTATGCAGAAGGACTGGAGAATGTGCTATACACTGCTTGTCTATTTACTCCTGTTCTAACTGATATCGAGCTAAGTGGTATGCAGCTTGACTGCGAGCGTGTTAATGCAGTGGCTGACCAAGTGAGAGAACAATATGATGAAGCTCTGGCTGCTCTTAGTGAGCTTGCTCCTGATACAAATTTCAATAGCCCTATACAAATGGCTAACCTTCTCTACGATGTTTTAGGATTTAAAGAACCAACCAATCGTAAGGGTGAGCCAATACGTACAGCTACAGGTAGGCGTAAGGCAGACATACATACAATCATGGCCTTGTCTGCTCGTAACAAGAAGCAGCGTAAGTTTGTTGATCTGTATCACACGCTAGCTGACCTGTCTGCCAAACTAGAGAAGGCACTAGATAAGATGCAAGAGTGCTGCACTGAGGACGGTGGCCTAATGTACGGCTCATTTAATCAGACAGTGACACGCACCCACCGCTTATCAAGCAACGGCAAAAAATATAAGATTCAATTTCAGAATATGTTTCGTGAGTTTAAGCCTTTGTTCAAAGCGAAGGAGGATGGATGGGAGATAGGTGAAGCTGATGGGTCACAGCTAGAGTTTCGTGTTGCTGCTTTTCTGGGGCAGGACAAGCAAGCTATGTATGACATAGACCACGGAGTAGATGTACACCAGAACACAGCAGACAAGATGACAAAATCTGGACAAGAAACTAATAGGCAGGATGCCAAGGCTCACACATTCAAACCATTATATGGTGGCAACAGTGGAACAAAAGCAGAAGTTGCATATTACGATTGGTTTAGAGAACGATACCACGGAATTGCTTATACGCAGGAAGAATGGAGATTCGAGGTATTACGTACGGAATGTCTCCGGCTACCCACAGGTCTCAGATTCTACTGGCCGGGTACTAGGCAAGACAGAAACGGCTATATTTCTAACACAACTGCTATATCAAATTACCCAATACAGTACTTTGCAACAGGAGAAATTATTCCAGTTGCTGTTACATACCTGTGGCATAGACTCAGATCACACGGAGCAAGAACTTATCTCGTCAACACAATCCATGACAGCGCGATTGCGGAGGTGCATCCAGAAGAGCGGGAACTTTTTAAGGAGCTAAGTGTCCAATCCTTTACACATGATGTATATAATTATTTGAGGGATGTGTATGGCATAGACTTCAATGTAACTCTAGACGCAGAAGTTAAGATCAAACCCAACTGGTCGGACAACGACACATGGAGAAATAAATGGCTGAGTTCTCACAAGGCGTAGTAGAAGTAGTACGTACCAATAGTGCAGGGTATTATTCCCTGAAAGTTGGTAATGATTGGTATGGTGGTGGCAAGACACATCCTGGAGTAGATAAGGGAGACTATATTGAGTTTTCCTTTAGCCGCCGAGGTAAGTATATGAACATCGACCCCGGCTCTATTCAAAAGAAGGCTTCCACTGTAGAGCAAGCACCCTCTGTGGCGGCAGCAGCTGGACGTGGAGGAGTGACACGCGATGACTACTGGGCAGACAAGGCAAAGAAAGATGAGCATACACAGGCTGCTATCAACTGGCAGTCAGCTCGCAACTCAGCTATTGCTGCCGTATCTAGTATGGTGGAGCATGGTGCAGTCACGCTTCCAGCAGCTAAAGCAAAGAAGTTTGATGTGTTTATGTCGCTGGTCGATGACGTTACAGCTCGCTTTTTCGAGGATACTCGGTATGTAACTGAGAACATGGAACCACCTATGGGTGGCGCTGTATCAGATAATGAACCTGCAGAAGAGGGGCCGCCTTTCTAATGAGAGCATTAATTGATGGTGATGTGTTAGTTTATAAGTGTGGTTTTGCTGCACAAAAAACTATCTACCACATCTTTGAGGGAGACAGGGAAGTCCCCTCCTCTTGGGTTTATTGTGAGACAAAGGACAATGCAAAAGAAGCTAAGGAAGTGTTGCTTGATGATGCAACCGGCAACCTATTCCGAGAGCCAGAGATTATTGTTGAAGACGTCTCACATGCCCTGCATAATGTACGACACATGATTGAACGCATCATGGAGGAGACACAATGCAGCGACTACCGACTAATCTTGTCAGGGTCAGGCAACTACAGAGAAACCGTAGACAGCACCAAGCCCTACAAGGGGAACAGGGACCCGGAGTACAAGCCAGTTCATTACACTGCGATAAAGGACTATATGTACAACCACCATCCGTGCGAGATAGCAAATGGGATGGAAGGTGATGACCTAATGGGCATCAGGCAGATAGAAAGCGATGGTAACACTGTTATCTGCAGCATAGACAAAGATATGCTGATGATTCCAGGCTGGCACTATAACATTGATCTTGGAGCTATGATTGAGCAAGACATTCATGGTGCTAACTTGGCTTTCTTTAAGCAACTAATTACAGGTGATGCAACAGACAACATCCCAGGTGTGCGTGGTATGGGAGAGGTTAAAGCAACTAAGCTGCTCTCCTTTCATCCACCTGAAGAATGGTGGGAAGTGATTAGTCATCTGTATGAGCAGCAGTATGGTGATCCTTGGGTTATATATGAGCAAGCCTACTTGCTGTGGATACTAAGGTCCCTCAATGAAATTGAACAACCAGTACAATGGTGGAGGCTGTATGAGTAAGACGTTTCATCGCACCCTTGACAATGAAAAAGATGATCGTTGGAGAAGGAAAGGAGTGGTGCATCCAGGTAAAAATGATGAACCCGATGTATGTCCTGTGTGTAAAGGTACAGGTAAAGTGCCAGCTCTGTATGGAGAAACAGACTGCACAAATTGTGAAGGCATAGGTGAGGTGTATGGGACGTAAAACTCCACCATTCCCTGAGCATCCTGCTTGGACGGAGGCCCGATTCTGGGCCTTCATTCGCTCAGCTCTTCGCAGTGCTTGGACTAAGTGGCCACCTAAGTATGAGCTTCTTAATGAGAATAGAATTATTGTAAAGGGTAAGAGGCACAAGTATGAATACACGTGTTCCTCATGCAAAAAGAAGTTCAAACAAAAGGACGTGCAGGTTGACCACATCCAACCCACAGGTCAGCTTAAAGATTACAGCGACCTCCCCGAGTTTGTTAAAAGATTATTTGTATCTAAAGACAAGCTCTCTATCCTCTGCAAAAAATGTCACCAGGAGAAAACCAATGACGAAAGACAACAAAGACGCACGACAGCTCGTAATGCAGATGAGTAGCTTGGTTGCCTACTTTCTAACTCACGGCATTCTACACACAACCCTGCTAGATTCTCTTCGACACAACATTGAATCATATCTGCATGACCAAGACATTAAGGAGCAGGATGATGAAGGAGCACAGTGATGGGTCATCTGCTAACTACTACAAAATCCCAGCACTAGTAGAAGAGCTGCAAGATTTGATTGCATTCAAGAATATGAATGCACAAATAGGAGAAATATTTCGTGCCTGCTTTAGGTATGGAGAAGTGGGGCATAGTAGCAAGTTACGTGATGCTAAGAAGATGCGCTTCTACATTGACGCTGAGATTAAACGCCTTGAGATGTATGGAGAAGATGATGACTAACATCGTAAACTTTCGCAGAAGGCAAGATGATTTCAAAGAAGAAGCTATTGAAGAAATACGCAATGATTCTAATGGCTACAGGTTTTATATTACATTTCCAGAAGAAGACGAAGGAAAAGTATTTTTCTATTCCAACTTCCAACCAGGACTTAGGGAACTTTACGCAGTGGAAACTGTCTTAGATTTTATCCGCAGCCAAATGTTTGCTGTAGAGGAGGACTCATGAAGAGTGTTATGCACGGATACTTTATTTCATACGGAGATATGCAGCTAATCGAAGACACTCTTCGTAGTATTCCTACATACATGGATACTGAAGATGCAATAGATGAGCTGCTTGAACTGATTGAAGATAAAACTCCCATCCTAATTAAATTTGGAAGAGAAGACGATGGTTGAATTTGTACTGCTGGTGTGTATGCATTTCTCCTGCTATACATCACCAGATGGATCTGTCATCCAGATGGCAATAGCTCACCCAAGAGAGCACCCTGATACAACTACACGGGTTGAGTGCTGTGATGGCAGACTAAAACTTATTGCAGTTCCGATAGAAAAAGAGGCATAAGGCATGCGTATCCTTGTTATTCCTGACACACAGATTAAGCCTGACGTGCCAACGGAGCAACTAACATGGGCTGCACAATATGCAGTGGAACATAAGCCAGACATCATCATACATATAGGAGATCACTTTGATATGCCTAGCCTGTCTTCTTACGATGTAGGCAAGAAGAACTTTGAAGGCAGGAGGTATGTTAAAGATGTAAGTGCTGGCGTAAATGCTATGGAAGAGTTTATGTCTCCTATACGCAAGGAGATTAAGCGCACTCGTCGCAACAAAAAGAGAGTGTGGAACCCACAAATGATATTTACTTTAGGCAACCACGAAGAGAGGATTAACCGAGCAGTTAACAATGATTCAAAGCTGGAAGGGCTCATTTCTATTGATGATTTGAAGTTAGAAGAAATGGGCTGGGAAGTGTACCCATTCTTACAGCCTGTCATAATTAATGGTGTGGCATTCTGTCACTACTTTACTTCAGGTGTTATGGGCAGACCAGTTAGTAGTGCCAGATTGATGCTAACTAAGAAGCACATGAGCTGTGTAATGGGCCATGTGCAAGACAGAGATATTGCTTACGCTAGTCGTGCCGATGGTACACGTA